ATTAGATCATCAAGTTTTCTTACTGATTCAACTTGACTAAGAACACCAGCATCAATGTTTCCAGAAGTAGAATACCTTTGTAACTCGTTAAGAGTCCTACGATAGTCTGGGAAGTAACGCTGGACAATCTTTCCCAACACATCTTTGTCATATGTAATACTTTCTTCAGTTAGAATATTGGCAAGGCGCTTGAACATCTGTGCCATCATTTTAACTTTCTCATCGCCTTTCAAAGCAAAGTCAATAACGGAACAACGTGAATGTAGAGCATCAATCAAGCGGGCTTTAAAATTACAGGTAAAGATGAATGAGCAGTTTTCACTAAACTCTTCAATCGCACCACGCAAGCCAGCCTGTGCTTCTGGTGTAAGATAATCAGCCTCATCGAGAATGATAACCTTACGACCACCAGTCAATGAAACTGTAGAAGCATAGCCTTTGATCTTTGTGCGAAGCATATCAATACCTCTTTCATCAGAAGAATTGATAAAGAGATGATTGACACCAATCTCTTCACACATGGCTTTTGCCACTGTGGTTTTACCACAGCCAGCTTTGCCTGTTAGCATCAAGTTAGGGATATCACCCTTTGTCACATAATCCTGAAACACTTTCTTCAAGCGATCAGGCAAAATACAATCCTCAATCTTGTGAGGACGATACTTTTCAACATAAAGATATTCGCTCATTAAGAAGCCGTCTTTCTCATAACCTCGTCATAGAAGGACTCAAAGGTGTTGTTCTCTTCAATCTCTTCGTTAAAGTTAGCCTTGAAATAGGCTTTAGCCATACGACGAATGAGACGCTTATCAACACCTAGTTTACCATTTGTTTCTGTAAGGATTTCTTTCTGTAGTTCTCTCTCGGCTCCAGCCCGTGTCATACTATCATTCAATTCAATGATAGCCTTACGTAGGACTTTCTTATCTTCGGCTGAAAGAGCCTCGATATTCATTGTTGGAGAGTTGTGTCCGATCATACTCATTAGTCCACCTCAATTACTGCACCTGGGTTAACACAAACAAAATGTGATGCGGCAATACCACCAGCATCCTTACATCTGCTTCTCCATGCCGACTCTTCAAAACTAATATATACATCACCGAGCATAAAGATTAGCAAAGCTGTCATCAACACAATATATGCCAGATCAAATGTTCTACTCATTACTTTGTCTCCAAAGCAATAAAGTATTTCAATGTCTTTGCGGCATTCTCAAACTTGGCAAAGGCACCTTTTTGAATTTCAACATTGTAATCATTAGGAAGCAACTTGAGATTATCTGTCTTGAAAGAAGCAGTAAAGTCCTGACCAGCATACTCACCAATCTTGATTGTACCGCTGTTAGATGTATCATTTGCTCTCTCATGGATCTTCAAAAGCAACTCACCGTTCTTACCAACAACAGAAAGATTAGGTAAACCATTCATCGTGGCAACCTTGATTAGCTTCTGTAATGTATCGTTGGGAAGAAAGAATGTAACATCCACACTCTTCAGAACAAGTTCTTTCTCTGGTGGTGTAATGATTAGATTAGCTGAACAGGCACGATACTCAAATGACAGTTCACCATCATCCAATACAACACCTTCTTTACTGAATGTTAGTTCTGGATTACGAAGCGTGGTAAGATTACCAAGAAACTGATTTAGATCATAGATACCAAACTGTGTTGGAATGTCATCGTCAATAGTTGCTTCAACGAGGATAGATTTTTCTGGGGAGATTGTTCTCTGGGATGCGCCGGAAGAAAGAACAACACCACTATTGATACCGGCAAAGTTCTTTAGTACCGCTAAGGTATTTTCACTTAATTTCATTATATACTCCTTTTGTCAAACTGGATGATGCATTATTGTAATACGTTTCTCTTCTAATGTCAATGTCGATTTAACATTATTTCTCAAGTCTTCCAATGTTCCTTCATTGATTATGGTGTAGTCAGGAATGATATCGTTCCAAGCAGTCTCGGATATGTGCATCTTGGAAAGTTCTTCAGGTGTTGGGTCTGCGCCTCGCTTGACACGAACAATGGCACCGCCGACACTCCGAACAAATGCGATTTCATTTGGAAACCGAACGTCAGTGATAACCACATCATCATATCCCTGGATGCGTTTTTCTAATGCCGCAATCCAGATGTTATCTGCGATACCATGCCGACAGGCTTCTGTACCAAACTTTTGTAGAATTAGTCTTGGTGTGACCTCATATCCAAACTTATGTGACCACCAGGGATCAATACGTTCACGAAAGGCTCTTGAGGCATTACTATCACCTTCAAGTAAACCACGAGGCCATACAAAGATTTGAGCAACAGCATCTTTCAATGCGTCAGCGAAAGCAAACTGGTGATACCCATGTTGTCTAACTAGAGTATCACCAACTGTGCCCTTGCCGGAACCGATGAAACCGACAAGTCCAATTATCATCGTAGGTTACCGCTCAATGCTGCGACTGCGGGAAGATCACCTTGGAAGCCATATGTACCAACGTGAGTTGTTTTCATCCATGGGCACAACCAAATCTTAATACCGATCTTGCGTGACCACTGACAGAACATATAATCTTCTGAAAGGTAACGATGGGACTCTGGATCAATTACAGTATCAAAGAAGGCATGAATGTATCTTGAACCATCAAAGTTTGCCTGACCAATGTGATCTGGCTTATAGTTCAATTCAGGATATGCTTCTTTGAACTTGTCAAACACTTCACGCTTGACCATCATGTAACCAGTACCAATCTCCATAACCTCAACTGGCTCTGTTACACGGAAAGATGTTGTACCAGGAACTGGATTGAACACAAAGTCACCTGTGATCTGATCTAGTTCACTTGCATTGAAACCATCACGCAGCTTAATCTTATCACCATCAATCGTGCTATTCTTCTGAATGGCATTAACAATGTTAGACCAGTTGATTGACTTCTTAGGATATGGGCCGCCAATGATATCACGATCAAGGGCTAGGAGTGCTAGAACATCTTGAGGATTGAAATTGATGTCGGCGTCAATGAATAGTAGATGGGTACATCCTGAGCGTAGAAATTCATCTACTAAGTAATTTCGTGCTCTTGTGATTAGTGACTCGTTAAAGATAAATGAGAAGCGGCATTCGATACCATACTGAATGCAGATAGCTTGTAAGTCTAAACATGCTTTAGCATAAAGACCAAGGCACTGTCCACCATAACAAGGTGTTGCTACAAACAACTTTTTCTTTCTCAAGTCATCGGTTGAAATTTTGATTTCCATTATATTCTCCATACGACAAAAGCGCAGCACCCATTACAGGTGCCACGCTCTTATATAGTGTGCTTATTTTATATTAGCTGGCAATGCGGTAAAAAGCTGTGCGCTTACCATCAACATTGCGATAGTTGGTATAGATTGTATAGGTCTCACGTAGATCATAGATACGCTTACCAACGCTCTCATAAGGAACCTTAGCAAGGTTGGCAAGACGAGTTGCGGTGATACCAGCGCCCTTTGTATGCTTGCGAAGGACTGTTTCAATCTTTTCCATTTGCGTCTTAGTAGCCATTATATATTTACTCCATTTTAAAGTTATCGGTGTTGGTGGTTGTGAAAGGAAAGGACCTGTGTATCACCACCAACACCATTATATTATACACAGGTATTCTGGTATGTCAAGTTTTATTTTTACAGTTCATTAGGAACTTCAACAGTTCCCTCAGTGTTCAATTCAGCATTTGCACCATCAACTGTTTCATCAACTTTCTTATAAAGTTCAAGGAACGAGTTTTTGGTATCAACATCAAAACGGTTAAGGCAAAGTTCAATTGACTTCATCTTGTTTTGATTGAAGATAGAAAACGCTTCACATATATGAACCAAACGACGGGTAGAGATGATTTCACTCAAAGCACCTTCATAGAAGGACTTACGGATAACATCAGCCCAAGTAACCAGCTTGTCAACAAACTCTGGGTTTTCAATACCAGATGCACCAAGAACATTGCTAAGGATCTTGGACTCGATCTTGGTAGCTGGATACTCTTGTTCCATTGTAATGCTGAAACGTTCAAGGAATGCTTCATTCATAACATTGGTGCCAATGAAACGACCATCATCAGAACCTTTACCTTTAGTGTTAGCAGTAGCAATGACATTGAAGCCAGTTGAAGGCGTTACAACACGATTAGTCTTTTTTAGATAGACCGACTTACCTTCGAGCACTGGCTGAAGGCACATAAGTTTGTTGGAACCTAAATCGACCTCGTCAAGCAGTAATATGGCACCACGAGACATAGCAGTAATAACAGGGCCGTCTTGCCAGACGGTCTCGCCGTTAACGAGGCGAAATCCTCCAATAAGATCATCTTCATCAGTTTCAATTGTAATGTTAACACGGACCATCTCCCTTTTTTCAGAGGCACATATTTGTTCAATCATCATGGTCTTACCGTTACCAGAAAGACCAGTAATGTAAGTTGGATAAAACTTTTTAGATTTAATGATTGAACGGACATCATTGAAGTGACCGAACGGAACATAACCTGTAGCCTTCTCAGGAACTAGGGAGACTTCAGCATTAGTAGAAACAACCGAAGGCGCAACCATAGCAACCTTAACAGCAGGAGCAGCAACAGGTTTCGGAGCAACTGCCTTAGCAGGTTTAGGAGCACTCACGGTAGCAACCTCATTTATACCATGTTCGGTGAGAGCATAAACGCCACGAGAAATCTGGCGAGTAGGATCTTTACGCAACCAAGTAGGGAATGGAAGATCATATTTATCACAAATAGTTTTAATCTGGGAACGATTAATCTGGCGAACTGCGCCAAGTTCAAAACGGACTTTATCAAGAAACTCTGAACGAGAGGTAGACATATCGAAGATT